CTGGCTATATCGTGATCACATAACCCTAACGAATAGGAGATCGTCTATGGCGATTAAACCTCATTTCCGTAAGAACGAAGAAGATGAAAACGGAATCGTGGAAGTTGACGGCGTCAAGATCGACGCTAACTCTGCTGAAGTCGTTTACATCGATCCTGAAAAGGATGTTCAGGTTGTCATGTCCAATGACCCTGAAAATGAAAATGGCGTTGTCTGCGCTGTCATGACTGCTTCTGCTGAAGACGTGGAAGACAACAAGATCCTGGGCTCTGCTACTGCTGAGCCTGAAAGCACCGAAGGCGACGGTGCAGGTGCAGGCGAAGGCGAAGGCGAGGGCGCTGCAGAAGAGGCCCGTAAGGCTGAAGCCCGTAAGCGTTTCCGCGAACGCTTTGCTGCACGTCAGGAGGCTCGCAAGGCCGAAGCCCGTGCTAAGGCACGTGACGAAGCCCGCGCTAAGTTCCGCGCTCACGCCAAACCCGCTGGTTCTAAGTAAGGAGGGCAGAAACAATGGCAAACGCAAATTCTCTCGAACAGCTCAACAATCAGAAGTATGACAAGCAGGTGGAAGCCTACGAACAGCGCTATGGCAAGATTTTCGAATCTGTCGCCAAGTCCAGCACTTTCCACGGCCACCTCGCTAAGAACGATATGTACAACCTCGGCAAGCAGATGGACTGCTACAAGCAGTACGAAAGCTACGTTGCCGAAAACGGTGGCTCTGCCGCATCTCTTGGTGCTCTCCCGCGTATCGCTCTCGACCTCATCAGTGCATCTTATGCCTTGTCTGTCGCTCCTCAGCTCGCTTCTATGCAGACTTTGGACGAATCCGAAGGCAATGTGTACTACAAGAAGGTGTTCACCCATGGCTATCCGCTGACCGCTCGTAAGGGCCTCCCTGCCCTTCCGGAAAAGCGTTGGATGAACGCCGACGGCACCTACGGTGAAGACAAGTCCTTCAATGGCGCTTGGAAGAAGTGGCTCGACACCCATGCTCGCCCGGCAACTGGCGAAGATGACAAGCTCGAACCAGCCACCATGACCGCCAAGAACTTCGACGCCACCACGTTCAACGCTCTCAAGGGCTGGCAGTCCTCTCCGACCGCCTACATGTCCGAACGTCAGTGGGAAATCGTTGAATCTGGCGAAAACGTGATCCCGAACGTCGCTTTCAACACCCGTTGGAACGTCCCGATGAAGCTCGCCCTTGTTGACAAGGATGGCAAGCTCACCGAACTCGCAGGCGTTTGTGGTGGTCCCGGCCAGCTCCCGAAATTCTACGGCAACATCTCTGGTGTTGAAGTGAATGTGAAGGATGGCAAGGATCTCGTGATCACCGTCCCGTCTGGCTACCAGGGCGCCTTGGTGTACGACATCGACTTCGAAAAGCAGCCTGATGTCCCGGCCATCGAGTACGGCCTTGACTCCATGCCGGTTTCTGCTGAAATCTTCGGCGTGAAGGAAATGCTCGGCTCCTTCAAGGGCTTCCAGTTCAACAAGCGCTTTGGCCAGTCCGCATCTGACGAAGTGCTCTCCGACCTCTCCGGCCACATGGCTATGGCTGAAAGCGAAAAGGTGATCGCTGCCTATGTCGCTGCTGCCAACCAGGTCCAGGCTGAAGAAGGCACTGGCCCGCTCACTTGGGATATCACCGTTCCGGTCGGTATCTCCGAATACGAGCACCGTCAGTCCCTCCTCTATCGTATCAACGAAGCTGGTGCTGCTATCTACAAGCGCGCTGGTAAGGGCTTCGTCAACAAGATCATCGCAGGCAACTTCGCTTGCACGTACTTCGCTAACCTGCCGGGCTTCCGTGCAGCTTCGAAGACCTCTCTTGTTGGCCCACACGTGTTCGGTACGCTGGAGAACGAAGGCATCACGATTATCCGCAGCAACACCATCGTTGCTGACAACGAAATCATTTGTGCCTTCAGCTCTGATCAGAGCCCGTTTGACTCTCCGGTCGTTTGCGCAACCTACATGCCGGTGTTTGTCACCGACACCCTCCCGGTTGCCAACAACCCGTTCCAGACCCAGCGTGCAATCGCTGCTTGGAAGGCCATCAAGCCG